TGATGTGAATCCAGCCACGCTTTCGGCACTGAGCCCCAAGGTTTGCGCCATCAATGCGCTGGAGACTTGCAGGCTTTTGAACTGCCCAGACATCATTTTCTGAACATCACCATCCATAGCGGACATGCTCATTTTGTCGCTACGGAACCACCCGCCTTTTTCGTCCTTGTAATTCTGGCCGCTGAAACCCGCGTCCCCGCCGAACTCTCCCATGACTCCGGTATCACGGAGCTTTCGGCCAAAGGCGCGGTTAAAAATGCCAGCACCAGCCCCAATGATGGCGCCCATGACCGGGCCGCCAATGGCAGAGCCAACAGCAATGCCGATGGTTTGGAATGTGTCCATCCCTTTACCAGCACTGTAGCCACCGCTGATCAACTTTTTCGCCATGCTTCCCATGGCTATGCCCGCCATCGTGCCGCCGATAGCGCTGGCCCATGACGATGCTGTTGCACCAAACGAGGTCAACTCGCCCCCTGCAGGGATGTAGGCAGATGGGTTGTTGCCCGCAATGACTGCGGAGTTTGACAACCCCAGCGACTGACCTACGCTGCTGGATGCCAGCTTGCCAAAGCCTGAAGTGATGGCATTTGTAATGCCGCCGTTCAGTGCGTTGTAGAAGCCGCCCGCAGTGCTTACGGTGTCCATCACGCTACCGCCCGCGCTGGCCGCATTCGCAGCACCAGACACCCCACCGCCCACAATGCCCAGCATTGAGGCCACAAACTTGACGACAAAGGGCTGGGCAAAGCTCTTGTAAATCTGATCGGCTACGCTGGTTTTGAACGTGGTGGCCAGGGACTTGGTGAAGGAGGACCAGGCACCCTTGCCGCCGTTGATCATGTTGGCGAAGCCTTCGCGGAAGATGTTGTCGTATTGATCGACGGATTTTTTCCAGTCGGACAACTGGTCTTCGTTGGCTTTTTTGGTGACCTCTTGGGCCATTTCTTTGGCGGCGCCGGATTGCTTGAGGCTGGCGAGCTTGCGGAGTTCTTCGGCTTGGGCTTTGTAGAGGTTGTATTGGGCTTCGTCCAGGTTTTTGTCTAGGGTTTTGATGGCCAGCAGGTCCAGGGTGACGGCTTGGCTTTCCAGTTTGGCGGCATCTAGGGCGGCGATGGCGTCTTTGCTCAGGCCCAGGCGATCGTTGCTTTCTTGCTGGGCCTGGGTGTCGGCTTTGAGTTTGTCCAGGCCGTCTGACAGGCTGGTGATGTATTTGCCGTGGGCCTCGGCGGCGGCGAGGTTGGCTTTGGCCAGCACTTCTTTGGCTTTGGTCTCGGCGTCGGTGGCGGCTTTGATGGCGGGTTGTTTGGCGAGTAGATCGGCCTGGGCTTTGATGAGGCCGTCAAGCGACAAACCGCCTTTTTTGTAGATGGCGCTGAGGCGGTCCCAGTCGCCGGCAAAGCTGCCGGTGAGGCCGGAGAGTTCGTCTAGTAGTTTGGCTTGCTCGGATAGTTCTTTGTTGTGGGCGGCCAGGGCTTTGGCCGCTGCGGCTGAGGCTGCTGCCGCTGCTGCTGCTCTGGCTGCTGCTTCAGCGGTGCTGAGGATTGGTGCTGTGTCTTTGGCGCCGCCTGGCGTGGTGGACGCAGCTTGTCGGCCAGCATTCAAAAGGTCACGCTGGAATTTCTCAAGCTCGGCGCGGGCTTTTATAGCGTCTTCACGCATGGCGTCACCCACCGCGTTCCATGCAGCGCGGCCGGCTGCAGTGAATACGCCGCCAGCGTTGCCAAGGGCTGCAAACTGGGCAATGATGCCGCCAATCTCGCGGCCCATGCCTTTGATTACAAAAATAACGTCACTAACTAAAAGAACGGCGGTTTCAAGCACGGTCTTTAAGCCGGTGCCGATGGCATTGCCAAAACCGTCTGATGACTTTTGGGCGTTTAAAAACGATTCGGCCAAAACATTCAGGGTGGGCAGCAGCTCGGAGGCAATGCCATAGCCTGCGGACTGCCCGGCAATACCAATGCGGGTGAGGTTGTCATTAAAGGCCTCGGATTGCTTGCCCAGCTCGCCATCAAAAACGGCGCCCAGATCTCGGGCTTCCTGGGCCATTTCGCTCAGGCCCGTGGCGCCGGCATTCAGCAGGGGGATCATGTCTGCCCCGGATTTGCCGAATAGCTCCACGGCCAAGGCGGCTTTTTCAGGGCCGTCTTTGAAGTTGGCGAATTTGGCAGCTACCTCAGTCAATACTGTGTCGGCGCCTTTGAGGTTGCCAGATGCATCTTTGACGCTGAGGCCCAGCACTTTGAAGACCTCGGCTTGCTCTTTGCTGCCGCCTGCGGCTGCGGCCATGTTGATACTGAGCTTGCGCAGGCCGGTGCCCAGGGCTTCGGTAGAAACGTCGCTCAAGGCAGCGGCGTAGTTGAGCTCGCGCAGTTGCTCCACGGCCACGCCGGTTTTTTGGGCCATTTTGGAGAACTGGTCAGCCGTGTCTATGGCGGCTTTGACGCTGACCAAGCTCATGGCGGTGCCTACGGCCAAACCCAGGGCGTTGAACTTACCCACCAGCCCACCAATAGTTTCACCCACCCCGCCGGCGTCTTGCTGGATGCCTTTGAGTTTGTCGCCAACGCTTTTGAAGGCGTTGCCGGTATCGTCCTTGGCGGTGATTTGTATGCCTACGGGTTGCATGGGTCAGCCTTTGTCGTTTTGGGTTTTTTTGGCTTGCTCGGACCACACCTCAAGGGTGGCGCGTTCGGCGGCCTGGATGCCGGCAAAGATGTCTTGGCGCTCTGGGGTGCCTGTTTGCAAACCCTGCTCAGTGAGGTAGGCGCACACGCCGGCATAGTCCAGACCCGTGGCACCGGCCATGCCTGCGCGCCATTGGGTTTGCAGTTGTTGCCAGTGGTTCCAGGCCTCAACATTGCAGGGCCATAAATATTCGGTGCGCTGCTCGGGCTCGGTGTCTTGGGGGCCCAGGTTGGCCAGGGCACTGGCCCAACCTGGCGGGGGCTGGTTGGGCTGGTTGGTGCTGGCGGCATCTTGGGAGTCTTCGGCAACGGCGCGGGCGAGCGCGGCTAGTTTTTTGCTTTGGCGCCCACCTCGGTTAGGTAGGTAATCCAGGCGACGCGGGCAACGCCGGGGATGTTGCACAGTTGTTTGAGTGCGTCCACGGTGTAGGGCACGGGGCCGTTTTCGGCGTTGCGCACGCCGTGCCAGTCTTCAACCACGTCGGCCAAAAACTCAACAAAGGTTTCTTCGTTGTTGGCTTTGACGCGGGCGTCAAGGGTGTCGGCATCGAGCCGGGTGCAGGTGAGCTTGAAGTCAAAGGGCTGGGGGGTGCCAGTGGCATCGTTGATGGTGCCTTTGACTTTGAAACTGACGGTATCTGAAACTGTGATGGTGATTGCCATGATGTGCCCGATTGAACGGCCCGAGTGAGAGATATGCGGGGCTGCCAAGCTCGGGCAAGACCTGGCAGGGATTGCTCCCCTGCCCCGCACAAAAAAGGTTTAAGCGCCGTAGGAGATGGCGCGGCCATCGAAGCCGATGCCCACCGACAACTGAATCGGCGAGTCTTTAGAGCCGATTTCGGGGAACTCGTTACACGCGATGTTTCCGTATCCGTACACGCGGCCACCACCGGGGATCAGCAGCTTGACGGCGACTTTGCCGAACACGCGGGTGAGGGTTTGCATGCCGGTGATGACGGCATTGGTTGGGTCGTAACCGATTTTGATGTCCAAGCCTGCAGCGTCAAAGCCGATGGGTTGCTTGGTGTCTTGGCGGCTGCCCAGTGGGGAGACGGTGCCGTATTTGACGCCGCCACCGTTGGCGCTGAGGGTCAAAATTTGGGGAATCTCGACCCAGGTGCTGATTTTCTTGGCTGTGCCTGCACCGCTGCCGGATGGGTAGACGCCGGTGTCTGTGGCGTTAAGGCCCAAGATGCCGAAGGTGTCGGCGGTGAGTTGGTCAACCTCAAACACGGTGTCGTTGGCGTCGGCCCATGCGCTGGCGAACAGGACGGGATCGAGGTCCACAAAGCCGTGGGCGATGGAGCTGGCCACGGCCGGGGTGGCGTTGGTGACGGCGGTGACGGTTTTGGCGGCGGCCAGGGTGTTGGAATAAAAAACCTTGGTGCCTTGGGGGAAGTAGTAAGACATGATGGATTCCTAAAAAATTAAAAAATTAAGCAAAGGTGCCAGGGCTTGCGCGCTGGAGAATTTGGAAAACTAGCGTGACGCAGGTGGTTTGTTCACCGTCGGCGTCAAAGTCGTAAGACACGTCTTGCGGCTGCAGGCTGACCACAGCGCCGCCCAGGGTGGTGTCAAGCATGAGGCGGGCATAGACTGACTCGACCAGGGCGTCTACAGCTACATCAGGGGTAGTGGCTGCGGTTGACCGGGCGTAACACTCAATAGACACTGTGCTGACCCAGCTCACGGGGTAGCCGGGGGCGACGCTGGCCTCCCCGGCTTGTGACTGCAGGGGGCGCACCACCACGGCCTGCGTGGTAGCTTGCGCTTGGGGGCGCAGGCGTACACGGGCGACGTTTGGGGCCACGGCGGGCGCACTTTGCAGGGCGGCCACTATGGCGGTGATGGCAGTGTTGACGAGTGTGGTCATGTGCGCTCCAGCAGCAGGCGGCTCACGCCGGTGCCGTCTGGCTCATGGCTGGCCACCAGGTAGGCCACGCTGTTGACCACCACGGCCTGGCCTTCTGGGGCTGCGGGCACGTTGGCGGTGGCCAAGGTAATGGCGGGCTGGGTGCTGGCCATGCCGAAACCGCCGACGCTGCCCAGGGCGTATCCGTTGTCGAAGATGGCCGGCACTGCCACGCCGCCGACGGTGACGCTTGTGGCGAATTCGTCGGGGTTGAGGAAGGCGGTGAGGTCTTCGGTGAACATGGCAGGCTCTGGGCGCGGCGGGTCAGGCGGGCTTAGGCTACGGCGCCGGTGATGAGGTAACCGGCGCTGGCGGATGCCAGCACGGGTGCCTCGGCACGGGTGACCGGGAACACCCAGGACTTGGTGTTGCGGTCGTAGTACGCCTCTTCGGCCAGGGGGTAGCCTGACAGGGTGTAGGTGTAGCCGTAGCTGGGGGCGCCCATGTCTGCAACGCTGCCAAGTTCGGTGTAAGCGACCACCACGTCTTTGCCCCATACGTCGGTGAAGGCTGTGCCGGCGTCGTTGGAGAAAATGGCGTCTCCCACCAGAACGCGCTGCACGCCGAACAGGGCGGCCAGCAGCTCAGGGGTGGCTACGTCGCGCCCGGTGTACTTGATGCGGTCAAGCACCTTGGGGTGTTGGCGCAGCTTGGACATAACTGCAGCACCCATGGTGATGGTGTTGGGGCGCTTGCCGGTGGCGGCGCGAATGGCCTCCTTGGCGACCTCGATGTCATTCACGGGGTCGCTCACGCCGCTGGTGAGGTCGGACCACTGGGCTGTGCTGGTGCGGGTGATTTTATTGGCGGCGGCGTAGCTGGCTGCGGTGCGGGCAATGTCGGCGGCTTGCTTCTCCAGGCGCAGGGCCATGATGTTGCTTACCTTGCGCACGGCCATGGCGGCGTGGTCAATACCGGGGCCGGCCTGGCCTTCTTGCAGCACCTCGATTGGCACTTGGCCCTCAAGGCCGTAGTCGACCAGGGCGTAATTGCCTGCGCCGTAGCCGAATTGCACGCGCTTGGTGTTTTCACCGGGGGCGCGCTGGCTGCCGTACAACATGAAGTCTTCTTTGCCGAACGTGATGATTCGGCCACCGCGCTGGGGCACCAGCACGGAGGGGAACAGGGCGGAGGCGATCATCTCGCTGTTGACATTGCCCTGGGCGATGGATGAGAGAACGGGGTCAACGACGCGGGCGCCGGAGGGGGTCATTTGAGGCATGGTGTGTTCCTAAATTGTTGGGGTTGGCAACTGAGCTGGGGGCTTAGTTGGGGATGATCAAAACTTCGATCTGGTCCCCGTCTGCACCGGCTGCAGTGAGGGCGCGGCCCACGGTGACGCCGGCTGAGCGGGTAACTACCTTGCCCACGGCGCCCACGACTTCAACGGCTGCACCGACGGAAATGGCTGCGCTGGCAATGGCAATGGCGGTTCCGCCTGCGGTGACGGGCACGCGCTCGCCGCTGGCGGCGGTGGTTTGGGTGAAGCCCACGGCGTTACCGGCTGCGGTGGCAATGGCACCTGCTGCGGTAACGGCCTGGTATTGGGCCAGGGCGGCGCCGGCGGTGATGCCAAGCGTGAGGGTGGAGATGTTGGATGCGGCCATGGTTTAGGCTCCTTGAACGGTTTTGAAAGCGGCGAGGTAATCGGTGCCGGGGTGGGCGGCCATGTAGGCTTTGGCGGCGGTGTCAAGGTCCGCGCGGGATTTGGGCGCGGCCTCTACCGTGGCGGCCGGGGCAATTTGCAGTGGCTTGGGGGCATCACTGGCCAGGGCTTGCGCCTGGGCGGTGCGGGTTTGCTTTTCAGCAGCGAGCACGGCCATGGCGGCTTCGGGGCCGGTGGTTTTGCCGTCAAAGGCAAGGCCTTCAATCAGCGCCTCATGACCGGGGAGCACCTGGGAGCGCACGGCGGCA